TATCCTGATGCCCCACCTGTAACAATATGGACATACTAAATTAAATTAAATGGCAAAAGCAATAAGAAAAATCAGTATAGGCACTGATTATAAAAATGAAGCTATGCATTACTCTATAGGCCAAGAGGTATATGGAGGGCATACTATTTCTGACATAATTGAAGAAGAAGGAACTTACAAAATATTTATAACAAAAAACAAAGAAATATTACCGTGGAAGCATTTTAATGCTAATATGGCAATCTCAATTGAATACAATCTCGACTATTAAATGCAATCATTATTTGACTATATCATATCTACTGAAAATCGTTACAACAATAAAATTAATATAAACAATAAAGAATTAATTGTTAATACAGAAATTACTGAAAGAGATCATCATTTCGTAAATCGTATTGGCACTGTGGTTAAAACACCAGCCAATCAAGAAACTATTATAAAAGAAGGAGACCAGGTTATTGTACATCATAATGTATTTAGAAGATGGTACGACCAAGGAAATAATGAAAGAAATTCAGCTAGTTTTATAGATGAAAATAAATTCCTAGTATCCTCTGATCAAATATTTGGTTATAAAAAAGATTCTTATTGGAAAGCATTACCGGGATATTGCTTTGTAAAGCCTGTTTTTAGAAATGACGAATGGAGCCTTTATACGGACATAAATCTTTATGGTGAGCTAGTATACTCAAATGATGAGTTAGAGCGTTTAGGGATATCCATAAGGGACGTGGTGGGCTTTACACCTAATTCTGAGTATGAATTTAATATTGAAGGTGAAAAATTATACCGTATCTTATCAAATCAAATAACAATTAATTATGGACCGAAGAAAGAAAATAATTTCAGCAGCTGAAAAAGCGCTGATAGAATTAGATAAAGTAATTAGACAAACTATAGATTTAGTTGAACTTGATCCTGAAAAAGCTAAGATGGCAGCACAAGCAAAGTGGGTTGCTATAGAAGATTCTTTAAAAATAATAGAAAAGATTGAAGAACTTTCAGAAAAAAAAGATGAAAATAAAGAAAAGAAAACTTTTTTAGGTGTTGAAAATCGTATAAAATAATGTATAAACAAAGCTTATATAAAATATACGATGAACATCTTAAAGATAAATCTATTAAATCTTTTAATAAACATAAAAAATTTAAATACGGGTATAACTCTGATTTAGATTGTGTTATTATAAGTAAAGATGGTACATTAGGAGAAATATATGAGATTCAAGGTCTTAAGGTAGGTTTACCTCAAATTCCTCAAGTAATTGATGGTCAAGATCTTAAAAAAGAAAATCAGTATTTCAAAAAAAGAATAAAGCCTAAGTCATTAGACAAAATAAAAAGTATATATGATTTTACAACTTATCCAGAAAAAAATAAGGAGGATTACTACGAGTACATTGATACCGAGTTTAATTATCGTACTGATGGTTACTGGTTCATGTGCAACGGTTCCCCGTGTTACATTACAGGGTCACACTATATCTACCTTAACTGGACCAAGATCGACGTGGGATCTCCAGACTTTAGACAGGCAAATAGAATATTTTACTACTTCTGGGAGGCTTGCAAGGCAGATGCCAGGTCTTATGGAATGTGCTACCTTAAGAATAGACGATCTGGATTTTCTTTCATGGCCTCATCTGAATGCGTCAACCAGGCTACAACTTCAAAGGATTCTAGGTTTGGGATATTATCAAAGACTGGAGCAGATGCGAAGAAAATGTTTACAGACAAGGTGGTACCAATTAGTATCAACTACCCGTTCTTCTTCAAACCAATACAGGACGGGATGGAGCGTCCCAAAACCGAACTCTCCTACAAAATACCCTCAAGAAGACTTACCAGAAACTCCATTCGAGAAACCCAAGTGGAAGGAGAGGGAATGGGAAAAGGTTTGGACACGACCATCGATTGGAAGAATACCGGGGACAACTCCTATGATGGGGAGAAATTACAACTCCTCGTCCATGATGAGTCCGGCAAATGGGAGAGGCCCGACAACATCCTCAACAACTGGAGGGTCACCAAAACGTGCCTCAGGCTCGGTTCAAAAATAGTAGGTAAATGTATGATGGGATCTACCTCTAATGCTTTAGCAAAAGGAGGAGATAACTTTAAAAAATTATATAATAATTCAAATGTCGAAAATAGAAATCGCAATGGCCAGACTACAAGTGGATTATATGCTTTGTTCTTACCTATGGAATGGGGATACGAAGGATTTATCGATAAGTATGGGTACCCTGTATTCGATTCACCATCAAGCCCGGTTAAAGGAATTGATGATGAATACATATATACGGGAGTCATTGAGCACTGGGAGAACGAGGTTGAGGGATTAAAAAGAGATTCTGATGCATTAAATGAATATTATAGACAATTTCCTAGATCTGAAAAGCATGCTTTCAGAGATGAAACATTAAATTCTTTATTTAATTTAACTAAAATATATGAACAGATAGATTTTAATGAAGAAATGGTGATGCAAGGTCATATAGTTAAAGGCTCATTTAGTTGGAAATCAGGTGTAAAAGATACAGAAGTTATTTGGACACCAAATAATAATGGAAGATTTAAGGTATCTTGGATACCTCCTCAAATTTTACGTAATAATAATATACTTAAAAAGGGAGTAAAATATCCTGGAAATAATGGTTTAGGAGCATTTGGTTGCGACCCATATGATATTTCTGGTACAGTGGGTGGTAGAGGTTCAAATGGAGCATTACATGGGTTAACTACTTTTTCAATGATTAGTGATGTCCCCAATAGTAAATTCTTTTTAGAATATATTGCTAGGCCTCAAACAGCTGAAATATTTTTTGAAGATGTATTAATGGCTTGTATTTTTTATGGAATGCCTTTGTTGGCTGAAAATAATAAACCAAGATTGTTATATCACTTTAAAAGAAGGGGTTATAGAGGTTACTCTATGAATAGACCTGATAAATTAATTGGTAATTTATCTAAAACAGAATTAGAATTAGGTGGAATACCTAACTCATCAGAAGATATAAAACAAGCGCATGCTTCAGCAATTGAATCATATATAGAAGAATATGTGGGAAGGATTGGTGAAAATCATGGTAATATGTTTTTTCAAAGAACTTTAGAAGACTGGGCTCGTTTTGATATATCTCGTAGAACAGCTCATGATGCTTCCATCAGTAGCGGCTTAGCCATTATGGCTTGTCGAAAACATTTATACCGTCCAAGAGCGGAAAGAACAGTTACAAAGGTTCCTTTTGAACTATCAAAATATAGAAATGAAGGAACAAGAAGTGAGATAATAAAATAAATATGGCAAAAAATAAAATGCAAAGTTACGCCTTTCCTACACAGGCAGTTTCAGACTCAGTTAAAATAACTGCAGAGTATGGATTATCTGTAGCTAAAGCAATTGAGCAAGAATGGTTTAACAAAGACAATAACGGTTTTGGCAAGTTTTATAATTCTCGCCAGGAATGTCACCGATTAAGGTTATATGCTAGAGGTGAACAGTCTATTAGAAAATATAAAGATGAATTTGCAATTAATGGAGATTTATCTTATTTAAATTTAGATTGGAAACCAGTACCTATAATTCCTAAGTTTATTGACATCGTAGTAAACGGAATGCAAGATAGAACTTTTACAATAAAAGCTGTAGGCCAAGATAATATATCTACAGGTAAAAGAACTAAATTTGTTAATGATGTTCAGCAAGATTTAAATACAGCTGATTTACTTTTAAATATAGAAGAAAAATTAGGTGTATCTGCTAGGAATTTTGCAGTTAATGATTTACCTGCTAATACAGAAGAATTAGAGTTGTATATGCAACTTAATTATAAACAAGGTATTGAGCAAGCTGAGGAACAAGCAATTGAGAATATATTTAAATGTAATAAATACGATGACATAAAAAAACGTGTTGATTACGATTTAGCTACAATAGGTATAGGGTGTGCGAAACATGGTTTTAATAACACCGATGGAGTAACTGTGGATTATGTGGATCCTGCTAATTTAGTTTGGTCTTATACAGAAGATCCTAACTTTACTGATTGTTATTATTTTGGTGAAGTTAAAAACATAAATGTTAATGAATTAAAAAAGGAATTTCCTAATTTAACTAATGAGCAAATAGAATCTATAACTAAAAAAGGATCTAATTGGAATATATATAACACATATAATCCTCAAGAATATTATGTAAACGATTCAATTTCTCAAAACAATACAGTTACATTATTATATTTTAATTGGAAAACCTGGGAACATGACGTATATAAGATTAAAGAAGTATCTACCGGCGCTCATAAGGCTATTGAAAAAGATGATACTTTTGATCCTCCTGTAGATGAAACAACTAGATTTGAAAAAGTAAAGCAAACAAGAGAGGTTGTTTATGAAGGTGTACTAGTACTAGGAACACAAGAATTATTAAAATGGAAAAAAGCTGACAATATGGTCAGGCCAAGTGCAAATATAAATAAGGTAATGCTTAATTATGTTGCTAGTGCTCCTAGAATATATAAAGGGAGTATTAATTCTTTAGTTGCTAAAATGACACCTTATGCTGATTTGATTCAGCTAACACATTTAAAACTACAACAAGCTATTCAAAGAATGACACCTTCCGGTGTTTACTTAGATGCAGATGGTCTTGCTGAAATAGATTTAGGTAACGGGAATAATTATAATCCGCAGGAAGCTTTAAATATGTATTTCCAAACAGGATCTATTATAGGTAGATCATTGACTGTTGAAGGAGATCCAAACCCAGGTAAAATACCTATTACAGAATTACCAGGAAGTGGAGGACAACAAATTCAAGTATTAGTTGGTGCGTATAATCAATATATACAAATGATTAGGGACGTGACCGGTTTAAATGAGGCTAGAGATGGTTCTGATCCAGATCCTAATTCATTAGTAGGTGTTCAAAAATTAGCTGCTGCAAATAGTAATGTAGCTACAAGACACATATTATATAGTAGCATGTTTATAACTACTAGTTTAGCAGAGGCTATATCTTTGAGGTTTAAAGATGTATTAGAATTCCATCCTACTAAAGAAGCACTAATAGATTCATTGGGTCAATTTTCAGTAGGTTCATTAGAGGAAGTTAAAAATCTTAATTTACATGATTTTGGCATATTCTTAGAATTAGAACCTGATGAAGATGAAAAAGCTATATTAGAAAGTAATATTCAAATGGCTTTATCAAAAGAA